CGGGCGGCCGAGCTGGCGCCGGACGATCCGCAGACCGGGTCGCCGGATCTGCGCACCAGCATCATCGTTTCGGCGAAGCTGAAGAACCCGGTGGGGGCCGCCGAGTTCGCCGCGGTGATGAAGGCGGGGGGCTCGCGGGCCGAGGCGGGGCGGGCCATGGCGGCGGCCCGCAAGGCACAGCCCGGCGGTTCGTTCGCCATGATGTTTGTGGGGCCGTCAGCGCGGCAGTTCCACGCGCACATGCAGGAGTTCGGCACGGTGCATCACGGACCGCAGCCCTTCATGCGGCCGGCATGGGACGAGAAGGCGCAGGCGGCGCTCGAGGTGATCAAGACGACGCTCGGCGACGAGATCGAGAAGACCGCGGCGCGCATCGCCAAGCGCGCGGCGGCCAAGGCGGCGAAGGGGAAGTGAGATGGCTCAGATGACCTTGAGACTCCGCGTCAGGTTGGCGTGGTGGGCATGGCCGCTGGTTTACGTTGTGGCGTGGTCGGCGTACCCCGTCCTGCTGTTCTGCAGCGACGCCACGCTAGATCGGTTTGTGTCCGAAGTAGTCAACTTTGTCGCGCGCCACGGGCTGCGCGTGTCAATCGATTGATGGAAGCCGCTCTTCGCGCGCTGCTGGTGGGTGATACGACGCTGGCCGGGCTGGTGGATGCCGACAGCATCGTGTGGAACCACCTGCCGCAGGCCACGCGGCGGCCGGCCATCGCGCTCTATCGCATCTCGGGCGGCCCGGGCATTCACATGCTGGGAAGCGACAGGCTCGAGAACGGCCGGGTGCAGCTCGACATCCAGGCACTGAGCGTCGCCTCGATGTGGGCGATCCGCGATGCGGTGCTGGCCCTGATGCACGGATATCGCGATGAGGAGTTCAGGGGCATCTTCCTGCTGAACCAGCAGCAGAGCGACGAGAAGCTAACCGACAACATCCTGATCCATCGCTGCCGGATGGACTTCGACGTGTGGGCCCGAGCGGCCTGACTGGCGGGACAACATGACGGACCTGAGCATCACCCCGGCCAACGTGCTGCGCGGCGCGAACTCGCGCGCCGAGAACGGCATTTTCGGCGCCACGGTCACCCAGGGGCAGGTGGTCTATCGCGACCCCGCCGACGGCCGGTTCAAACTGGCGGACACGGACGGCGCGGCTGACGCCAGGGTGCCATACGGCATCGCGCTCAATGCCGGAGCGGCGGGGCAGCCAGCGACGGTGCTGCGCTCGGGCGAGATCGCCATCGGCGCGACGCTGGTGCCCGGCACCACCTATTATCTCAGCCCGACGCCGGGCGGCATCGCGCCGCTCACCGACGTGGCCGTTGGCGACGACTACACCGTGGTCGGCATCGCCATCTCGGCCTCGGTGCTGAAGGTCGGCTTTCTCGTTTCCGGCGTGACGCGCGCCACCTAAGGCCGCGTAAGGCCGCACTTCTCAACCCCCAACACAGGAGACTGGCATGCCCGACACCGAGGCGATGATCGGCTATGGCACCGTGTTCGAGATGGCTGAAGCGGCCACTCCCACCGTGTTCGTGGCCATGGGCGAGGTGATCAACGTCGATCCCGGCGAGGACGAAGACGAAGAGGTGGAGGCGACCCACTACCAGTCGCCCGACCGTACCCGCGAGTATATCCCCGGCCTCACCACGCCCGGCGAGATGACGGTCGAGGGCAACTACATCCCCGGCTCGGACACCGATCTTGCGCTGATCGCCGCGCGCGGCAAGCGCAATATCGGACGCATCACGCTGCCCAACGGGGTGCGGAAGACATTCCCGATCGTGCGCCGGGGCTACAACCAGGCCATCCCGATCGATGATCGGATGACCTTCACCGCGACCTTCAAGCGCGCCGGCGCCACCACGACCGACGTTGCGACCGCGCCCGTCAACGGCGTCCTGCCGGCGATCGCCGGTACGCCGAAGGTGGGCGAGACGCTGACGGCATGGCCGGGTGTGTGGGCGCCCTTCGGCACCTTCACCTACCAGTGGAAGGTGGATGGCGCGAACGTGACCGGGGCGACTGGCCCGACCTACGTTCCGGTCACCGGCGATATCGGCAAGCCCGTGTCGGTGGTGATCACCTGCACCAACACCGGCGGCTCGGCCTCGGCCGAGAGCGAGGACACCATCGACGTGGTGGGGGCGGACTGATGGGGAACCCGCACCGGGGCGAGGTCGCCTTCGTCGTCGGGGAGCGCAGCTTCACGCTGTGCCTCTCCGTCAATTCCCTCGCCCGGCTCGAGAAGGCGATGGGCATGGGGATCAACAGGATCTCCGCCAAGCTCTCCAACACAGAGGACATGTATCTGGGCGACTGGGTGCTGGTGCTCTGGGTGGCGCTCGGCAAGCATCACTCCGACATCAGCCAGGAGGCGGCCGGCGATCTGCTCGGCGAGGCCGGGCTTGATGCCACGGTGAACGCGCTGGGAGAGGCCATGCGTAACGCCTTCCCGGATGCACAGAAAGGTGGTGGCCGCCCTTCTCCCGCAGCCCAGGCTGGGACTGGGCAGAACTCCTGACCGCCTATGTGGCGGTCGGCCTCGACCCCAGCGGCTTCTGGGACCTGACGCCACGTGAGGTGTTGCTGCACCTGCAGGGCGCCAGGGATCGGCGCGAGTACGAGCACAACGAGAACATCGCGCTCGCATGGCACGTCGAAAGCTTCAGGCGGGCGAAGAAGCTGCCCTCCCTTGCCTCGGTGTTGCAGAAGCCGGGCGCCTCGAGACGGCAAAGCGCGGCCGACGTGGCGGCGCTGCTCAGCAACTGGTGACGCTGCCGGCCGAACGTGCCGGCGGTGAGGCTCTACCAAACCCACGAGGTTAAGATGGCCAACGGTGCTGTAATTGGCTCCCTGCGGGTGGCGCTGGGCCTCGACACGGCCCAGTTCGAGAGCGGCCTGAAACAGGTGCAGTCGCGCCTGGGAGGCGTCGGCAAGGCGTTTGCCGCGCTCGGCGGATCGGCGGTGTTTGCCGGGTTTATTACCGGCATCGGTGGGGCGGTCGGCAGGCTCGAGGAGATGCGCAAGCTGAGCGCGCAGCTCGACCGGGCGCTCGCCAACACCGGCAACGCGGCCCGCACCTCGGCCAAGGAAGTCGAGGAGTTCGCCGACCGGCTGGAGAAGTCGACCGGGCGGGCGGCCGAAGAGGTGATGGGCATCGCCACCAACCTCGCGACCTTCGGGTTCGGTCACGACACCTTCTACCGCGCGATCGAGCTGGCCAACGATATGGCGGCAGCGTGGGGCGGCGACCTGAAGCAGAACGTCGAAGGCCTAGGCCGGGCGCTCGCCGAGCCGGAGAAGGGCCTCGCCATGCTGGTCAAGCGCGGCATCACCTTCGATGAGCAGCAGAAGGCCCAGATCGCGCAGTTCATGAAGGTGAACGACCTGGCCGGCGCGCAGGGCGTCATCTTCGCCGCCCTCGAGGGGCAGGTGAAAGGCGTGGCAGAGGCGGGTTTCGGCGGCCTGACGAAAGCCTCGGCCAACGCCTGGAAGGCGGTCGAAGACTTCTTCGAGGCGGTTGCCAGCGGCGCCCAGGTCGGCGCGGTCCTCGAGGTCGCGCTCACCTCGGCGGCGGGGGCGATGAACCTGCTCACGGACAACCTCGACGTGGTGGCGCGTGCCGCCGGCGTTGCCGGCACGGCGCTTGCCGTGGCGCTCGGCCCAACCATCTGGGGCGCCCTGACCACAGCGGCAACGGTGTTCGGCGCCTCGGCGGTGGGGGCGATCCGCGCCATTGGCGCCGCGATCGCAGCTAACCCCATCGGCGCCATCGTCACGGCATTCGCTGCCGCGGTGAGCGCGGTGTTTCTGTTCCGCGACGAGATCAAGGCGGTGCTGGGCGTCGACCTGGCCGGGGTGATCATCGAGTTCGCGAACAAGCTGATCGGGTCGTTCGTCGGAGCCTTCAACAGCATTGCCGCCACGTGGTCGGCCCTGCCGGCAGTGCTTGGTGACGTGACCGTGAGCACGGCAAATGCCGTCATCTCGGGCATCGAAGCCATGATCAACGGCGCCATCCGCCTGATCAACGATTTCACCGATGGGGCTCGCGGCGCCCTCTCGGCCATCGGCATCGAGATCGGCACCATCGGTGATGTCGAGTTCAAGACGCTGGAAAACCAGTGGGCGGGTGCGATCTCCAGCCTCGGCCAGACCATCCAGTCCAACATGAACAGCGCGATGTCCGCCGACTATATCGGCGGGCTGTTCTCGATGTTCACATCGGGGGCCGAGAGCGCCGTCAACGGCTTCGCGGATCTCGATACCAGCATCACGAACACGGTCGGCGGCGCATCGGAAAAGATGAAATCCGCCCTGGAAGCGCTGCGCGCCTCACTGATGACCGAGGAAGAGGCCGAGCTGGCAAGCCATCAGAAGCGGCTGGCGCAGATCGCCGAGTTCTACGCGGCGAGGGCCATCCAGAAGGATGAGCACGACAGGCTGATCGAGCGCGCCCACGAGATGCATGCAGAGCGCATGCTCCAGATCGAGGAGCGCCGCGCCCGGGAAGAAGCGCGCATTCGCGACATGACAGTGGGGGGCGTCGCCAGCGTGCTGGGCTCGATAAGCAAGCTGATCGAGGGCAGTGGCGAAAAGAACCTGGCAGCCGCAAAGGCGTTCGCCATGGGCGAGGCCGCGGTCAACACGGCGCTCGGCATCACCAAGGCGCTGACGCTGCCGCCGCCGGCAAGCTGGACGCAGGCCGCCGCGGTGGCGGCTTCTGGCGCTGCCCAGATGGCCGCCATCGTCAGTGCATCAAGGGGCACGAGCTCGCGGCCTGCAGTGAATGGAGGGGCCGGAAGCGTCGCCGTTGCCACCCCAGTAGCGCCGGCCGCCGAACAGGGCC